CATCCGCTAAATCCATCAACTTGTTACGACCAGCTCGTTGCACCTGAATGCCGTACTGACCTGCTCGTTGAATGGTAGGCTGAATACCAGGAGCAACATCCCCTAGTCCTTGTACTTGTACTCGTTCCTTAGCCATTATAGTATCTTGTACCCGCCTCCGATTTTAACATTAGACCTGCCGATTGCTCTTGGAGCAGTGTAAGAATCTAAAGCACGAGAGCCACCGCCCATCATACTTTGCATTTTTAAGCCAGTTGAATAACCGCTAAGACCACTACTCACTGCACCTATCACAGCACCTAGAGGACTTGGTCTATCTACTGGTTGGTTAATCTGCATCAATCTTTGTTGAGAAGCTAAACCTACATCCTCTAAAGCCATAGCTGTTGAAATTTTACCTAGTGCTTGTTGCCTTAATATTGAAGCTCTGTAAGCACCCTCTTGTCTCATATAGTCATCCATCAACGCTTGAACAGATGCACCTGCTACACCAGCTTCTCCAGCTGATACAACAGCCCTTGATAACGCAGCTTGAGACTTACGGTGTACTTGTTCTAACTCTCTACCTACAGCTTCTTGTTCCTGTGCTTGACGCATCCTAACAGATGTACGCTCTGCTGCAGCCCTACCTAACTCAGCTGCCGTAGCCATAGCTTGAAATTGTGCTTGTTGTTTAGCTTGTCGTCTAGCACCCATATACTGCAAACCAGTCTGTGCGACACCGAGTCCACCTAATATAGCAGGTAATGCTGGAGCTATAGCTGGAAAACACATAACAATTACTTCCTCTCTAATATAAATGACAGATAGTTCTCGTACTGACAATCGTTAAACTCAGCACCTAACCACTCCAACCATCTAATACTCAGCTTGTTACTACGCATGACAAAGTTAGTGAGGTAATCAAAGCCATCTAACAACTCCTCCACCTTCTCAGCTGAGTGTTTCAAAAAGAACTTCTTGATGTTTGGTAATCTTCTAGTACCTAATAACCAAGCACTTCCGATATTCGTACCGTTGATAGGAGCTACTCCAAAGGAGCAGTACAGATTGTTGTATTCATCCTTTACACTGTAGCACTTGCTCGATGTAACATACGACATATACACAGCATCTCTAGGGTGACACATAAGACCGAGAATCTCTAACATATCTTCCTCCCGCAAATCGTCGTACAGATCGACTGGGTCCATATCTTTATGTGCTTCATCTATCCTAAGCTCCATAGCGTCTACTTCTCGGTATCATCATCGATTCAAATTCTGCAGCTAACAACTTGACTGGCAAGGCAGAACTGCTCTTTACTTCAATCGTTGCTTCGTTAGGTTGTGCTTGGACGGGGAATCTAAAGTGTCCGCTTTGTGGTACAAAAGTATTAAGTGTTAAGTTAGCACCAACAATGTCTGGATTAAAGGCGTAGGAGTAAGTGTCTCTGTACTTAGGAGTTACTTCAACAGTGAAGTGTCCGGTCTCTGCGTAGTCTATACTACCGTTACGGATCGTTTGAAAAGCGTAATCAGATGCACTACGACCACCTCGTTCTGTTGGTTGTTTAAGTGTTTGGTCAGAGAACCTGTACAACATATTGTACGGGATACCAGCAAAGAAGTCAGTAACAGATAGATCACCACTAACCGTACCCTCTGTTGCAGAAGTCCTAGTAAAAGCGTACTTATGTCCCGTCTTGCTGTATACCTCAACATCTACTGGATCATAAGGAAACCCGCTAATCGTTGTTGTTCCGTTACTTACGTTAATACTTAAATTACTTTTTTCTATCCTGCTATCCAACAACAACGTATATCCGTTATCGTCTTGCAGGTCATTCTCCATAGGTAACACTTCTAAGTAGGTAGATGTAGTATCGTTAGTTACCAAGTGTAAATTAGACTCGATAAAGTCCAATCCGATAACATCTCTACTAAGTGTGAACTTCTGCCAGGCTGATTGTATCTTCTCTTTGCCTTGCCAGAAATACTTGTACACAAATATCTCTTTTCTGTTCTGATTGTTAACCAGTGCTATAGCATTCTCAACAGAAGTACCTGCCATAGCAATAACATCTGATTGTATGTAAGTAGGTACTTGAGCTGTTACTTCTGCTGCATCAAAGATATTAGTGTCGTTGTCTACATAGTACTCGGTAACTCCTGCAAATCCGTTCCGTTTAAACGGGAAGTATACATAGTTGTTCAGTACGATTGGACGAATCTCTGGTGTTGAATTGTATTCAGTAGCTGGTGTTATGCTTACTGTCTTAGGTGTTAACAAATCAGTTCCTCTCAGTACAAACTGTGTATTCTCTGAGAACAACAATAACTTCTCCTGGAATGGCACAGCGTGTTTAAGAACTGATACTCTTGTGTGACTGACTCCTACATCTATACGAGCACTGTCTAACAGCTGTAGTACAGTAGCTCTCCAAAAGTTAAAGAACTCATCTGCCTCACTGAACACAACACTATCGTTAGTCAGTATACCTAGACGATTCTTAAAGAAGAACATATCATTTATCTTACTACCTACAAATGTAGGAGCTGGATTTGTTTCGTCGTCTCCTACTAACCTATCTGTCCAATCAGCAACATCTAATGTCCAGTTGGTAAATGTAGCATTCGGTACTAGCTGTAGGGGCATAGTGTTAGCGTCGATCTCAGTCTTTACACCGTATCCTATATCCTCTACCCAAGTACCTTCTCCGAAGTCATTACCGTCTTTTGTTTGGAAGATAACATAGTAATCATCTTGGACCAGCTCTGTATCTCCTTTTACTTTTACTCGGAAGTTATTAAATGCTTTAGCTGGTAGATCAGTAATATTAGATACTTCTTTATATACTAATCCTAATCCTTGATCTGCTATTCCATCATTGGTGTGTATCCTAAAGTCTTCAGTAGCTGTAAGTTTTATAATAGCATCTTGTCTTTCTACTGTACCGTTGAATGCAGGGACTGTTCCTAACACAGCAGTAGCAGCAGCTGTATTACCACCTGTCGGTGGGCTAGCTATACTAATACCAGGAGCAGATGAATAGTTACTACCACCGTTAGTTATGACAATCCCTGTAATAAAGCCTCCTACACTAACAGCAGCAATACCAGTAGCACCAGAACCTCCCCCACCACTAATAGTAACAGCAGGAGGATTAGCAGGATCGTAGTTAGCACCAGCGTGTGTGATAGTAGCAGAAGCTACAAAGTCAGCAGCACCTCCGTTGTTTAATATGTTGTATAGTTGTGTAGCTATAGTAATAGTATCAGCATCGCTACCGCCATTTGCTACTCCGTCTCCACTAATAATATCAAAACTATCCGATACATCATCGCTTGTATCAAACTCACCATCTGGTCCTGCAAAGATAGTGTGTACGGCATATTGCTTATCGTAGTCTCCCAGCTTAACAAATACTAAAGCTTCGTAGGGAAGTGTGGAACTAACCGAAGCACCTAATGATACCGTCCGTTCTTTGTTAGCTATGAATGTATAGTCTGCAACTGTCAGAGCTTTAACATCAGCACGAGCATTAGATATACCATTGAGATAAGTCTGAGCATTAGCTGATATACTAACTGTCTTCTCCGATCCGTCACTCAGATCAAATAAAGATAGATCATTGTTATCTATAACAGCAGCAAATTGATTATCGTCGTCTCTATCTATAAAGTGTACAAACGCATCGTTGCTTACTTTACTTGTGAACAGCTTGCTTGTGTGTCTAGTATTAGGTCGTTTTACCAACCCCTCAACAACAGTAGCCCAAGCATTGATTTGTTCGTCACACTGTCCAGGATACCGTAGGTTATCAGGTTGCTGCGATACGCCCTGTGCGAGGTTAGGTACACTGTTTACTAACAGAGGCATGTGTCGCTTTATCTATCTAAAACTCTAAGTACGCTGTAGTGATCAAAGATGGTTCTGTCTGCATTCTCAGAGTCACTGTCAATAGCACGGGCTTTAGCTTCTATCTCGTCTCTCAAAGCAAATCCTTCGATCTCCCTACTGCCTAAGAATCTGTTAGCAAAGATACGAGCTGCTTTAACTGTGATGTAGTGTCTGAATTGCTCAGGCATATCTGTGAATGCTAACTCAAAAGTAATGGAGGCTTTAACCTCCTTGGTCCATACATCCGTGTGTTTCTTCCTATCGTATAAGATAAGTCCACGCTGTACTGGATCACTGTCTGTATAAATTAATGGGTCTAAGTCTACTCTAAGTGTGTTAC